TATCGTTACCTTTGCTAGGAGTATAGTTTATAACAGGAATACCCATTTTTCGCAACTCATAAGTTAAAGGTAATCCTGATGCTTTAGCTTCCACGATCACCGATTCTGGTTTCCAATAGTCGTATTGTTCTTTAGCCACTTTTCTTAATTCAGGGAACTCTAGTCTCTCTTTTAACGCATCGAGTAGAATTAAGTTCGGAGCGCTGTCCGGGGATTCTTGGAATACACCCCAAGTAGTGATTGCAGAATAGTCGGCAGTTTCTTTTTTAAGAAATGCAGTATCATATGATTGGATGACATGTTGTAGTTTTGGAATATAATCTCTGTCCCATATTCGCCACCATTCTCTTTTGATTAATGAACCTTCTTCTGCAGTTGGGTTTTGCATCCATTGTGCATTCCATTTACCAACACTCAACGATGCTTTAACAGATTCTAATTCTGAAAGTTTCCAATACTCTGGCCAGACTGGTTTATTACTTGGAAGTATTGCTGGGAACTCAATGATCTCCCATTGGTCAGACTTTAGTTCTTTTTGAGATTTTAATAACATCCCGGTTAGATCTTTCATATTCCATCTCGTCATTACAACGACTATCGCTCCACCAGGCTGCAACCTTTGACGAGGTCCTGATGTATACCATTCATAAGCACGTTCCATTGCAGTCATGTTGAGTGCGTCTTGCTCAGAATGTGGGTCATCGATAATTAGTAAATCCGCACCACGGCCCGTGATGGCAGATCCAACACCCGCTGCATAGTATTCACCACCTTGTTCGGTTTCCCATTTACCAGCTGCTTGACTGTCCTCTCTAAGTCTTGTTTTAAAAACAGATTGATACTCAGCTGAATCGATTAGTGTTTTAGCTTTACGACCAAACCTTATTGCAAGTTCTGTCGTGTGAGTTGTTTGGATGATTTTAAGATCGGGTTTACGCCCAACCATCCAAGAGGGTAAGAGGAAGGACGCAAACTCTGACTTGGTATGTCTGGGTGGCATGTTTATAATTAAACGCTTTACTTCGCCTTTTGCCAGACGGTTAAATTTTTCTGCAATTTTTTTGTGATGAAGTCCTTCTATAAACTCTGGCCATACGTGTTTAACAAAAGCTAAGAAGTCATCGTGGACCTTGGATTTGGTTTTTTTCTCAGATAGCTTTAATGCATATTTCAGAAATTGTTTCTTAACATCTGGTGGTAATCTATTTAGCTTATCTTCATCCATAAAAATTTTTTGTAAAATTTTTTTATAATTTTTTTTGACACCTTTTTATTTTCATCTGCATTTTATAGCATGTTTATGTCTAAATCAAACCCTATAGCATAATCTCAAGCTCAAGCCCGCTAGCAGGGGTTGTGGGGGGTCTGTTTTTGTAGCTAGAGCTGTAACTCTAGGGACCCCTCGGCTTGCGTTGCTTGCTTAGCAAGGAACGCAAGGCTGCTGCCACCGGCAGGTGGCAGCACGTATGAATCTTTGATTCATACGTTAGCGCAGCGAAGCTGCGCTGCGCGGAGCGGAGCGGAGCGAGGTGTGTAGCAAAGCTGCATACCGAGCTCCGTTTCCGCGGAGCGCTGTGCGCGGAGCGCACTACGTCAAGCGTGGAACGCAGAGCGAAGCGAGGCGTACAGCGAAGCTGTATGCCGAGCTGAGTGTTCTGCGTTTCACTCTTCGTTTATAGTTTGGGTGGTGGCGGGGGCGGGTGGGCCCGTAGGTCACGAGCCGGGTGCGACAATTTGTCGCATTGACACAATATGTAGTGGGTCGCCGATCCTGGACCTATATCTAGGTCTAGTGTTTAAAGTGTCGCAGTTAGTAAATATATTTATTTATTTTAATTATGGGATTTTGTATTATTCTTAATTATGAAAACAAAAAAAGAAAAAATAGAAAAATTAGATATATCTTCAACGTGGGAAAATGTACTTCCACAATATGCAAGATTATATTCTAATTTAAACGAGGACGGAAAAAAGGAAACATTAAGACGATTGGCAACGATTGGAAAAATAGTTGATCAATGTCTTAAATTAAAAGGAGGTAAAAAAGATGTATAATTTAATTTTATATATCGGAGTCGGTTTAATTGTCGGAGGGTTTTTATTATTTCTATATTCAGAGATGAGACTTCGACAATTAGAAATTGAGGAAGTAGAAAATCAAAAGTTTATTGATGCAATTCTACGGACTCAACAATTACAAAACATAAGAAGGGATATAAGAAAATAATGAAGGACACAATCAGACACTACCAATTCACAGATGAGATGGTTAAACATGGTTTTAGTTATGAAGGATCTAAAGCTTTGTTTGATTACTTCGAACAGTATGAAGAGGATTGCGACACGGAACTAGAATTCGATCCAATCGCTTTCAGATGTGATTTTACTGAATATGAAAACTTAAAAGAAGTAAAAGAAAATTATCAAGATATAAAAAATCTTGATGATTTAAGAGATCATACGACAGTAATTGAAATACCAAATACAGAAAAATTAATAATACAAGCTTATTAATGTTCCCTTGACCGTGAGCCGATTTTATCGGCTCACGGTTTTTTTTGAGCTCTCAAAGCTCTACAACTAGAAGTTGTATTTTATTTCATTTTAAATTTTTGTGAGGGAGGGTGGGAGGGTGGGCCCATAGGTCACAAGCCAGCCCGCGACAATTTGTCACACCCAAATATCAACGATTCCAGGACATGCGACATTTTGTCGCATTGACATAACCTGGAGTTGTATTACCGGTGCGACAATTTGTCACATTGACACGAATCTCGGATCGCAAGGCTTTGAGAGCTCACAAGGGATCGCAAGGCGAGGACAGTGGATCGATTAATTATTTTTTTGATTGCTTATAATTTTTTCTATTAGTTTCCAATCGTCAACGGCTAGAGGTTTGACTTCACGGATATCTAATAGAAGACCCTCAACAGAGTTAGATCCATAAAGTTTTATGGATCGAGGTAAGCCCTTGAGGGCTTGTTCGACTATTATAAAATTACGATGACTTCCATCTATTAAATCATTTCTTTGATAGTGAAATAGTATTTGATGAGGAGAAAATTTTACTTTTTTTGTTTCAGTATATTTTAACTCAACCATAGTAAAACCATTGGTTTTAGACCAAATTAAACAATCAGAAACACCATGAACATTATAACACTCAATCGGAGTTATAAGTAAATTGGAGCAATTATTTTTAAATTTATGATATAATTTTTTTTCTTGTTTCACCGTACATTGTAGTACGATGAAACAATATTTTAGTCAATTATCTATTATGGGTAATCTCGAGAAATCGAGACACTAGGGCATATTCTTTGTATTTGGGTAAGCATATACCAAACGGCGATATCGTATGGTTTCATCGCCGTTTTGCAAAAATAAAATGAGGTATCTTGACCCTCATAATCTTTTTTAAAGTTAAATGGTCTTGCATCTTTGCTTAAGAAAAAAGTTTCATGAGCATCATCGCCTATACCATTAAAAATAATATGAGTATTTTCATCTAAATCTGTGGTTTCATCTTTAATAATATTTCCACAAACTTCTTTAATATAGTCATATTCCTCTTTGATTGATTTCCATTGTTCATCTGTAAAATCATTATGTTGATGCCAATAATTAGTGTATCCCATAATTAATACCCTAACCAATCTTTTAAATCTTTTAATTTATAGTTAGATTTATGACCACACTCTTTAAAGAAATAAAAAATTTCATCTAGATTGCCATGAATTTTAATTATTTCTATTGCTCTTTTTAAAGTTATAGTTTCCATTATGCGACCTCTTTCATATTTACAAACGGAACAGTATAATTTCCGTTATCAGTTTTAACTACGGCTTTAGTCCTATTAATTTTTGAGACAACACCTTTATACATTGAATAGTTATCTCTTCTTCTTCCAAAATTAACTTTCATCCCTACTTTAAAAAAAGTAGACAATTCATTAGTTAAGGAATTTTTTCTTGTTATAACTGATTGAATAAGAGTGTCTAATTGACCTTTATCCATAGTCAGTATTTCTTTTTGTATTTCTTCCATTTTCATAATTACCTCTTTTTAGTTTTAGATTTAAGAAAATTAACTGATTTCTTATAAGCAACATTTGGGGCAACATTTTCTTCATTTATTCCAAACATTTTCTCAAGTTGTTTCATTACTTTCGGATCGTCTAAAGCTTTCCAATTAATTGCTTTTTGAAAACCGAAAGGATCATTATTGTTTTTCATATTTCTACTTTCTATTAATTGTTAATCTTTAAAATCTATACATTTTTTAGACTATATCAACCTTAATTATGGGAATTTCACACACCTACCACATATGGTGTACAACCTGGAGGACACACAATATATGGTAATCTACAAAAAAAGATTAATTTAATATTGAATAATAGAAGATATGGGAATATAAATTAGTCATTATGGAAATACAGAAAAAAGAAATAATAATAAAACCAAAAAGAAAGAAAATGGATGACAGTAAAAATGGAGACTATTTTCTTTTTTGCCGAAACAAAAAATGCAATCAACCAATTTACAAAAATCGAAGTCATTTTGATACGAGATATTGTGATGAGTGTTGTTAGAAAGGAAATATGGAAAATAGTTGGGAAAAAAGAATTGAGAAACATTTACTCAATCAAAAAATAGTTAAGATTAAATATATGTCAGAAAAAGAAAGTGATAGACAAGGTTGGTCTTCAAGACCCATTGAGATTACACTTTCTAATGGTGTGTTGTTAGTACCAATGCAAGATGATGAGGGTAATGACGGAGGTTCTATTGCGACAAGTATTTCAGAATTGCCGACAATACCTACAATATAGAAAGGAAATAAAATGTTTGTAAAAAATTTATCAATTAATGTTATCGCAACATTTGAACTCGGAGAATATGAAGACTCACAAGAGATTTTTGATATTAAATTTTTAACTAAAAAAGTTTTAAAATCTAAAAAATCTTTAATTGATTATATAAAATTACAATTAGACCCACATAGAGAACTTGTAAAATTATCTTTATGTTGGAATTGTAATGAAGATATAGTTAATCAATACCCTACTATTAAAAAAAGTATTTTTAAAGATAACGGAAAATATTTTTTTGGAAGTTGGGCATAAATGAAAGTAAGAAGAAAATTTAGAAATAACGGAAACGAATTGATTAGTGCAACAAGACCACAAGTCAATAAACAAAAAAAAGAAAAAGTGCCAAGAGAGTGTCGCATTGTAAAAGGTAATTCTTTTAGAAAAGCAATAAATCTCTATTGGATAAAAAGAAACAAAGAAAGGAAAAACTACTATGCCAAATTGGACAAGTAATGAAGTAAGGTTTAAATCAAGAATAAACTCAAAAAGACAATTATCTAAATTAAAAAAAAGATTAAGAGGTGTTGAGGAGTTACAAGAATATATAAGCCCTACTGAAACAAAAAAATCTAAAGAAGTAAATGTTTTTGATTTTAATAAAATAATTAAAATGCCAAGAGGAATTAAAAATACAACTTCGCCTACTCAAGATGATGATAAAGCACAAGCCAAACAAAGACTCAAAAAATACGGAGCAGAAAATTGGTATGATTGGGCTTGTAATAATTGGGGTACTAAATGGAACTCATGTCGTACTGAAATTATTGAAGACGAAAGAGATGGATTAACTTATACATTTGATACGGCGTGGGATTGTCCAAGAGAAGTAGTTGATAAACTACAACACATTTTAGACGAAGAACTTCCATTTATTAGTATTGAGAGTTGGGGATGTGTTCACGAAGATGGGCAAGAATTTGAGCAAATTATTTAAAAAAGTCTTCCATAGGAGGACGGAGAGTGACCTTGAAACCTTTTTAGGTACTAGAGGTCACACAGAATTTTGTAAAAAAATAGAAAGGAGAAAAAATGAAATCAATTGATGAAAACAAATTTTTCATTATAGAACAAAGAACATATTCTTATCCTAAAGAACATTTCAAATATTCTATTATGAAAGATGAGTCTTATGATTTGACTATGGCTACCAAAATGCTTTTAGCCTACGAGCAGTTAAATGATAGTGACACTACCAAGTATCATCTTCAAAAAGTAGACTTAAGTTTTGAAGATCCATTAATTTTAACAGAAGAGGTCGCATAAGTTTTGAGCTGTTCACGAGCTGTCAAATTTTTCCGGGTCCACCTGGTTTTTTGGCAGCTCAACGGCAGCTTAAAATCAGCTCTTATGCAGCTTAAATTCAGCTAAAATTTTAAGAAAAAATAAACAATAAACAATATAGGTCACAAGCAAGGAGAAAGAATGACAAGTGTGCAATTTTATTGTGGAGTAGTTTTTATCTTCACAACAATCGTAATGATAATAACAATATAAATTAGGAGGAATGATGGAAAAAAAATATAGACGAGAGAGCGAGCAAGCTAACGAGCGCAAGAATAGAATCTTGTATCTACATAGTCAATGGTTGAGAGAGAACGGATATAAAAATTGGAAAAGTTGTGAGCGAGCAAGCAAGGAAAAAAGGGGGTCAGTATCCGTACCAATTGCAAAGCAAGGTAGTTCGTAAGCCACCCCCAATTTAACTTGATTTATACGGCAAATTACGGTAAAAGTCAACCTATGGGTGTACCAGCTAAACTTACAGAACGACAGATTAAATTCGCAGAATTGCTAGTTTATAACGAAGGTAGAATGTCACCGGCAGAATGCGCTAAAGAAGCTGGATATACTACCAGGCCAAGACAAGCTGCTAGCGAGCTGAGAAACCCTAAATATTCCCCATTAGTAGTAAGATATATTGGAGAGCTGAGAGCTGAAGTCCAGGAGAAATATGGTGTTAACTTTGAAAGGCATGTGAGCGAGCTGGCAAAAATAAGAGATGAAGCTTTGAAAAAAGGAGCGTGGAGTGCTGCAGTTAATGCTGAGGTCGCAAGGGGTAAAGCTGGTGGATTGTATGTAGATCAAAAATTAATTATGACCGGCAACATAGACCAATTAAGTGAAAAAGAATTAGAAGAAAGAATGAAACAAATTCTTTCAGATCATAAAGATATCATAGAAGGTACAGCAACAGAAGTAGTCCAAGAAAAACCTGCGAAACCCAAAAATATAAAAAAATTAAATTAAACTTTTTTCTTTGAAACAGTAAGGATAGTTTTAAATCTTTTAGGTTCAAAAGATTCTTTAACTCCTTGAGGGTCTGGTCCTTTAAGAGGTGGGATTTGATTCCATTTAACATTAGGCATATTTTTAGTGAGTGTAGGATTCTTCTTCACTTTTTCTTAGCTGTCTTAGCTGCTCGCTTAAAGTTAGCTGCAGTAGGTGCACCTTTAGCTCCAGGTTTTCTCATTTTTTCTTTGCTACCCGCTTTAATTCTTTTACGTTTAGCATGAATGTTTGCGTATAAACCACGTTTAGCCATGTGTTCGTCCTCCTTTTTTATAACCCATCTTTTTTGCAATGTGAGGGGCTTTCTTTTTTAATGCTCTTAAACCTTTTCCTTTTTTACCACTTGGTATTTTCTTTTTCATATATTTATTTTCTCCATTTTAATTATACACCCTTTTGGGAATACATTTCTATCAGAGAATAATTCCTCATTCTCTTCATAACTAGCAAACGTTCTAACATTTTTTTTATCTTTGTTAAACAAATAAGCTTGAGTAATCATAACACTAGGATTAAATTTTGTAAACTCATCTGATGTTGCGTGCCCACTGTCACCGGTGATATCCAGCCAAGTAATAGAATAAAAATAATATTTCTTATTCTTAATTACAACATGTCGGTACTTAGATTTCTTTCGGGATTTTGGCATAAGAATTTTTACTATAAGAGAAATATTTAGGCAATTTTATTTTTTATGAAAAAAAAAATGCTCTGGTACTTCGAGTATGTAAAAATGGTGTAAAATGAACATTTGTGCCATGGTGTGCCATGGGAAATCAGAGCAATGGCACAGCTATTAGTCAATAATACCAATGCTTATAGCTTAAAAATAGCACTGTGCCATGTGTACCGCCAATAAAAACTGATCACTGAAAAAAAAATTTACCCTAAAATTTCTCTTACACCGTGGCACAGCTCAAAAAACCCCATAAAACGACACTTGCCACACTATTGACACATTATGAACATAATTACTTTAGAATGATTATAATGTATGGGGCTTCCACTCTCGCTTCCACCCCACCCCTGACAGGATACGTTAACTCTGTCTAAATGTTTTAGACCTAAATCTATTAATATTTTCACTTTTTAGAACCATCCTAGTTGGTTCAGGATGACCTATAATATTGCTCTCTTGTATTTCAATTCTTCTTATTTCTTCTAATGCACCACTCTCTGTTTCGATATAGATATGACAATTAGATATAGCTGTACCTTTTTTATCTTCTGTAAATTTGCCAAGGTATTGTTGCAAATCTCTTACACGCATACTCATTTAACGTTCTCCTTTTGTTTTAATCGTTCAGTCTTTCATTTGCTTTTACATTATCTTGGAAAGCTTTATCATTTTTTATTTGTTGTGCATATTGTTTAACCAATGCATACCACTTATCAGTCCAGATTTGTTTCATTCCTAGATCTTTGGCATTGTGTACTGCATTAGCCAACTTGTTCATCTTGTCCATCATCACTTTTAGTTCCATGCTTTTGCTCATAGTATTTACTCACCTTTCCCAACCATTGATGTTGATAGTTTTTAAACTCTTCGCCTTCAACTATAAATTCTTGATAGAAATTATCTTTAGAGCACATCATAATCACACCTTTGTTTATCTCTGTTTTATGCATGTAATTGTGAGCCATAGCGTAGGCTGCTAGTTGAAGTTTGTAATCCCCGATCCACTCTTCTTTCTTCGGTTTATTAGTTTGCTTAAAATCGATTATCGCATCGCTACCCTTGTGTACCCCTACCATGTCCGTTTGGCCTGCGTAGAGCCCTGGATAGTGAAGTGTACACTCTATACCATAATACTCGGAAACGTTGCTTAAACCTTGCTCTATGACCCGTATAGCCATATTATGAGCCTGTTGTCCGACTTGAGTTAAATCTAAATAACCAGATTCGTCTATATAACGCTCCAAAATTTTGTGCATTGCAGTACCACGAGCTGCAGCTTCTTCAGTAATCTTATTCGCCGTTGCCTCACCCACTCGGTCTCGCCATGCTTGTAAGCTATCAGCTTTATCAGCTGATTGAGTAGCAGATAATATAGTCGTAACACTTGGTAATTTTTCTTTACCCGCCACATAATGACGTTCCCCGTCTATCGCTTCACGAACCGTCTTTGGATATACATAACAATTATTGTGCTTCATTCTTTTACCTTTATTAGTTGTTTCATAACAGTTGTCCATGGGTTTATGTCATAATCGCTATGAGCACAACCACTGAGTAATATTAATATTACTAAATATTTCATGCTCTTCTCCGTTTACCGAATATTGTTCTCCAAAACCAACTTCTACAAATCGAAATTACTGTAAAGATAACAGCTATATGGAAGCTTTCGAGTACAGTTGGGTACATATCAAAAAATGGAAAAATGAATAACTGTATCATCGTCGATAGCAGTAATCCACTACCGACATCGATACATGTTTCAAACAGATGTCTCATATCCAATCAATCGTAGGCTTGCCGTTGTAATTAACATCATAAATAAACCAACCAAAAGCCATAAGTCCACCAGCTAATTTGTTTGTAGATTCTTTTTTAAAAGGTACTCTTCTACTAAAGATTAAAACTTTTTCTAATTTATTTTGATTAAATATAAGTTCTCTTCTTTTAATACCTTCTAGGTAAGAAATTTTAGACAACATAACTACTTTTTTTCTAGCTAATTTAAAAGATTTTAAAGTAAATTCTGCAGCTAATTTAAAAGGTGGATTAGTTACTATATTATCTACTTGTTTAGTAGATTCTAAAAAGTCTACTCCTGTTTCTCCATAACCTCTGTCAATTAAATCTGAACTATAAACTTCATATCCACTTTCTTCCATAACTTTAGACATTGCACCATTACCACAAGCACACTCCCAAATATTTCCTTCAAACTTTTGATTATCTAAAAGAGATTGAGTTGCACTTGGGGGTGTAGGATAAAAATCATCTTTTTCTCTATCCCCATTGGCATTGTGTCCTACATAAGCTAACGCACTACTTGTTTTCATTAGTCTGTCCTTTCTGCTTCAATGATTGCTTTGCCGATTTCTTCGACGATTTGCGGGACGATAGAATTGCCCAATCCTTTAAGACGGTGTACTCTGCCGGGTACCCCATGAGCCACTCGACCCACGTTGGGTTCAACGCTCCACCACCCTTGACCCACGCTTCCTTGTTGTCTGTTGCTACTCTCACCGGTAGGATTGATCGTCTGTGAGAATTGACCACTGCTTTGCCACTGTCTTTGTAATCTCTCGTCGTCGGAGTTGGCATCATTTGTACTGCTGCCGTTAAGTTGTGTTGAGCCGCTGCCCTCGCTCCTTTGCGCTTGATCAAACTCTCTGGATTTTCTTGTCCCGATGCTCTCGGTGTTGGCCACATCCATTCCTTCAACCTCGGTGGACGTAGAGTTGTGCCGTTCATCATCGCTTGTGCTTCTGGTTCCGTCAGCTCGCCAGCTTCTACTTTCCGTCTCATGATCATTGTCTGACCCTCCGATGCGTGTCCGAACCCCTTCGTCGTTGGTGTCGGCCACATTATCTTTGTCTCCTCTTTCCATTCGATTGAGTGTAGTGTTGTCATCTCTTTGTCGTATTTGATTGTCTTCAAGTGAGGTTTGATCTTCTCCCAATCCTCGATGCTCGGATGACTGAACCCCGCCTTGTCTCGTCTGAACCAATGTTCTATTGTCGTCCTCTTGATTCCTGTCTTCTCGAAGAGTTCTGCTACTGTTGTCTGTTCCCTCATGTAGTCCACGAACTCCTGTTGCTCTGGTAAGTTCTTCCTCGTTACCATCTCGTAGTCCTTGTACTGTTCCATTAATTCTGGGTTGGCTTTGATCTCCTCCACCATCACTTCGTCTGCTAGAGTTATCTGTATCCTCGCTCCCGTTGACCGAAGATTCTTTCCCTGTAATAGCTTGGTTGCGTGTTTCAGAGAGTCTTCCTTCGAGTCCATTGTTGTTGGAGTTCTCCATAGTTGCATTGTCTTCGGATCTACTTGTTCCCTCAAATTCGAAGGACCTGTTCTCCCTTTTCTCTGTCCCTCCATTAATTTCTTCGTTCCTTCTTCCGATCTCGGAGGTAGATAATCCATTGTGTTGGGTGTTGCCCACATCTTCGGATCTACTTGTTCCTTCCCCTCCACTAATTCTGCTAGACCTCTGCCATAACCCTTCGTCGTTCTGCCCGGTTCGTTTGCTCTCGGTGTTGGTAGCAATGATCCAGACTCTTTCTCTCCGATGGGGAGCACCGACGCCTGCAGCTGGAATAATGAACGGTTGAACTTCGTATCCTTCACTTTCCAAGTCAGTGCACACAGTCTCGAAGACCACGCCTTCTTGGATGTTAACAATCCCTCGCACATTCTCGCCAATAACGTACCTCGGTTTGAATGCCTTGATGATGCGAAACATCTCTGGCCAGAGATGTCTGTCGTCACTCGTTCCTTTTTGTTTGCCCGCGACCGAGAACGGTTGACACGGGAAGCCCCCTGTGATGATGTCTGGGAACTCGATGCCGTCTTCTCTAAATTTTTCTTTACTGATTTCTCTAACGTCGTCATATATTTTCACACCTTTCCAATGTTTATCTAATATTAATTTACTATATTGGTTATTGTCACAGAAAGCTACAGTCTCAAAATGTCCTGTTCTTTCTAGCCCTAAACTAAATCCACCTAACCCACTAAATAGATCTAAAATTTTATATTTTTCCATATTAATTTAATGTCCTATAGTATTCGATTACTTCATTAGCTTTTGCTAATTTATTTTGTTCTCTCATATAAGGCATAATATGTTTTAATACCCTATGTGCTTGCCTATGCGTAAGCTGCCATCTGAGTTGAGGTTTACTCATTCCATGTTTTACTTTACGAGGGGGAATTTTACATAAGTGTCCTTCATCCCAAGTTCTTTTAATCCATTTGATTAAATCATGGTCGGTATTACAGATCTCCATTCTAATTGCTACGCAATTGTATATCTTACCTCGTCCATTCTTTTTAGGTCCACGAGTAATTACTATACAACCTTCGCCATCAAACAACCCAGCTGTATATACTATGGTTTCTTTCTTCATGTGCTTTCTACCTTTCTTCTATAGTTTATTTTTTATTTCTTTAAGATAAGCTTCATTTTCTTCTCGTTCTTGTTTATTTTTTAAAGATTGTTTGTAGCTTTCTTTAAGTTCGTCTTGTTCTTTTAAGACTTCTGTTAGATCTCCAAGTGTAGTTTCATTATTTATTACACCTTTATCAAATATTTCTTTCCAACGCTTACGATATGTATCGTCAGTGGGTCTAGATCTCCCATCATATTTAAATTTTTTATTTTTTTCCATTACTTTCTAGTTCCATTATTTGCACATACTCGTTGAGTCGGTCAACTTCTTTTTCGCAGTTTAATAACTCTGCGCATTTTAAAGTTAACTTCTCAACAAGTTCTTGCTTTGTGCATTTTTCATAACCGTCAACTAATTTTTTGTAGTCTGTCATTCTGGTTTATAAAAGGTATAATGAACAGTTAGTTCTTCACCTGATTTAATATCCTTACGTGTTACAAGATTCCATTCAGTCTTTGCACCATCAGGTCTAGATTTTATCTTTTCACAATTAGGACCAGAAAGTTCTTTCTTCTCTTCCATATTGTTATAGACAAGTGGTTCATGATTAATAAATCCACCAAGTGGTGTTCTTATTAATTCAACAGGACTCATCTTATCTTTTTCTATTTGATAATGACAAATACCCAAATCAGTTCCTTTAGGAATATCTGTTGATGCAAATAAACCTTGACCATCTATTAAACTTTCTTCAATAAATAGATCATGAGATAAAGGTCTATAGTTTTTTTTATTATGTTGTCTAGCTTTGTTAGCATCTATAACTTCAAAATGCTCTTCTTTTAGTTCAGTCATTTAACTCTCCTTGGTTATCACACTTATTACAATCTGCTATGAATTCTTCTCTACCTTCTTCTACAAGAATTCTAACATATCCATTGCCCTTACATTGAGGACAAATAGTTTTACTCTTTTCCGTTTTTGTATCCATGTTTCTTACTTTCTTTCTTGGCAAGACTTTCTATTGTTTTACTTACAGTTAAATCAGCGTCTGTTATTTTACCATCGCCGAGATATCTTAGTATTTTATAAGTCGCTATCGATACAGATACGGACTTAAATTTTGCTGGATCAGCCATTTTCTCTTCCTTTGTTTGTATTAATATATGGGAAACTACAACAATAATTAAGGTATTGCAAGTAATATTTTTTTAATATAAGATTGGGATCTCTTCTCACACCTTTTGTTTGCCGTGAGTCTCAGTGCTCACGGTGAACAATTTAGAATCTTTCTAAGTTGTTATCTTACTTTCTTCTTTTATAGGTTGACATATAAATTTAGGATACAACTGTAGATTGTTTATTTGTTCTTCAGTAAAATTACCATCCGCGATCAACACTTCATAAGACTCTGTTAATCCTGCACTCATACAATCATAATGACTATCAAATGTTTTAGGGTATTTTGGGTTTGTGTAGCACTGTCCATCTAACACTGAACAGATAAAAACTGTTAATAGAAATTTCATTATTTTCCTTGGCCGCGATACTTCTTCCACGAACGACGCTTTGACTTATTCATTTTACATTTACTTGGATAACGTCCAATCGAAGTCTTGTGAAAAACAGCTTCGTGTTCTAAATAATCTTTAAACTTCTTCGCCATGTGCAGTCAGATCTGTATGTTTATCAACTTTAATATATTTGATAACGCCGTTTACTTTTTGTTCAAGATCTTCTCCACAACTTATACACCTATAAAATTTATTATCTATTCCAACCATTAGTGTATGTAAATTACATGCACCACAAACTCCGTTAACTATCTCTGTCTGAAATTTGAAAAGGCTTTTTGATTTTTTTTCTGTCATACTTTTTTTTATCAGGTACAATCTTTTGTGTAAAGGTTTTTAAAGTCTTAGCAACTGGGTTTCTTTTACTCAATGATAAGTTTTTTGATTGACTTTGAGCCATCAATATTATCCTCTAATTCTGCCTTGCCCTTATAGCATTTGTAGGATACAGTTTCACTGTATTGTCTCTCTGCTGTAAGTTTACCACGTATACATTTTGCCAT